GCGAAAGTGTATGAGAATGTTCTATTCTTAACTCCTTCAAATAATTGAAACTTCATAGGATTTGTTACTTGACCTGCTGCAGCTTTACCTATATCACCCATTACAGCTTCTTTAAGTCCCTGACCTAATTGATCTCCGATACCTTGGTCTGTACCTTCACCTATAGTCATTAACTTAGCCATTAAACTTCCAAGTAAAGTCTTTTCTTTTTGACTATATTCAATACCGATTGTATCTGAATCAGCATCATCAGGTACATATAAAAATATATCCCAAGTTGGGTCTTGTCCGTCTTTGTAGTTTCCTTTCCTACCTGCTCGTGTAGGTAAACATCTAAAGTGAATAAAGTTAGTAAGATGGGCTTCTTCACCATTCTCACCAGGAAATGATTGAGGAAACTGTAACTTTATACGTTTATCAGCGGGATACAAAGATTTACTAGAAGCATTGTTTAAAACATTCTGTCGTGCTTCTCTATTAGTTTGTATTGTTGATAACCTTTCTGCTGATATCTCTGGTATGTTTGATGTTCGAATACCTGTAATACCTGTAAGCAAGTCTTTAAGACCACCACTTATTCTTTGGTCGAATGAATTAGATAGTCTACTACTCAACCTATTGATAGAAGAATTGAGATCGCCTTGTATTGAACCTATCAGACCTTTTCTTTTTGTTCCCATAATTGTTGTCCATTTTGTTTGTATAAATACTATATAGTTATTTATGTCTTATAAAGGAAAGTTTAGACCGAAGAATCCAAATAAGTATAAAGGTAACCCTAGTAACATTATTTATCGTTCTTTATTGGAGCGCAGATTTATGGTTTACTTGGATAATAATCCTTCTATACTAAAATGGAGCTCTGAGGAAATCATCATACCGTATATCTCACCGATAGATAATCGTGTGCACAGATATTTTCCAGACTTCTTCATGAAGTACAAGAACTCAAAAGGGATAGTAGAAGAACTCATTGAAGTGAAACCTCACTCACAATGTTTCCCACCAAATCCTAATAAGAAACTTACTAAGACAGGTAGAACATCTAAACGATATCTTAAAGAAGTACAAACTTACATTGTAAATGATGCTAAGTGGAATGCTGCTATGAAATATTGTAAAGATCGTAAGTGGAAATGGAGAATTCTTACAGAAAAGGATATAAACATCTACTAAGTGACATAAATACAACTATACATTATGTTTATATAATGAAATTACAAATAAATTAGGAGAAATTTATGAATAAGATATTAGTAATATTAACTAGCGTGTTGTTATCAACATCCGCAATGGCTATGACCGGAAGTTATGGCATAAGTAGCGACTATGTTTGGAGAGGAGTCTCTCAATCAAACGGACCTGCTGTACATTTAGGATTGAAACAAGAACTAGGACAAGGATTCTATGCAGGAGTATGGACTTCTAATGTTGAAATAGAAGGAGTGAAAGAAGTAGAAGGAGACTTTTACGGAGGATTCTCTCATAAGTTTGAAAACAACTTCACATTAAATCTAGGTATGGTAGCATACAGATATAGTGGTGATGTTGCACAAGACCTTGAAGAGAAATTTGTCGGTATGGGATATGGACCTATTAACATAGGTAAAGTAACTGGTATAGATGCAGCAAGAGACTACGAATTTGTAGACTTAAAACTTCCATTCATTACAGTTGCAGATGTGAAATTACACTATGGCGACTACGAAGGTATTAGAGATACAAGCATGAGTATTAAATACTCATTGACTGACTCTATGAAGGTAGAAATGTTAGTACAGAGCAATGTCAGGAGCGATAATGTCGCCTTCGGTGATGCTGTATCTTTACACTTAACTAACCACTTCTAGGATTTTATTAAAATGGCAGGGAGATTATTTGACAAGTTTGAACAAGAGGCGTTCAGAGCAGGAATAACTGCTCGAACAAAACAGTCTATGGCGTGGTTCAAAGACAATGTTTCGAATGCAAGAATCTCCCGTGCTTCTATGATATCTGATGGACCTTCTAGAGCAGGTCATCAGTATGGAGATATGTACAATTTTATGTATGATCCAAAGACAAAGAAGACACTACCATACTACGATAGGTTTCCATTATGTATTCCTGTTCAAAAAGCCAAAGGTGGTTTTTATGGACTTAATTTACATTACTTACACCCTGCAATCAGGGCACAATTTTTAGATGCTTTATACGACATAACAAATAATAAGAAATTTGATAGAACAACAAAAATGTCAATGAATTATAGTTTATTGAAGTCATCATCAAAAATGAAAATGTTTAAACCGTGTTTAAAACACTACTTAAGTTCAAACATTAATTCAAGATTATTATTAATAGAACCAGCAGATTGGGAAATCGCTATATTCTTACCGACAGAATCATTTAGAAAAGTTGGTAAGACTACAGTCTGGAATGAAAGTAGGAAACAATTCTAATGAATATAAACAGATTTATGTCAGCTCATTTGGACCAGATGGCAAGAAATAATAGGTTCGAAGTAAACATGTTCGGTCCGTCTGGTATAGCTAGTAGAGGTGTTAGATGTACAGCAGTTACAACACCAGACAAAAAAATAATTACTGAAGACCATAACTACGGTGGTGCTACACCTAAAAGAAAGTATGCAAAATCAGTAGACTATACAAACACTATAACATTATCATTTATGTTAGACCACACTTATGAAGATAGACAACTAATAGAACTATGGCAGAGTTCGATATATGATGAAGCATATAATTTAAACTATCCAGAAAGTTACTATGGATCAATAGATATAACACAATTAGGTGTTGACAATATACCAGTATACACTTGTTCATTACATGAATGTTATCCTACATCAGTTGGGTCAATATCATTTGATGCATCTGCTGCAGCTGAGATACAAAAGTTTGATGTAGAGTTCTCATTTAGAACATGGTCATCAAAATTCGAAAATCAACCAACAGGTCTACTAGGTGGGTTGTTTAATAAAGTTAGTAGAAAACTTGAGTCAAAGATTAAAAAACAAATCTCTGATAAGTTGTTTAGTTAGACAACTAAATAAGTATATAATCAATAAATTATGAGGAAATAAATTATGGCATTACCCAAACTTGAAGCACCGAAACACAATTGTGTGTTACCATCAAATAACCAAACCGTCTATTACAGACCATTTTTAGTAGGTGAACAAAAAATATTATTAATGGCACAAGAAGAAGACAATCCAGAAACACAAATTCGTGAGATGATTCGTTTAATTAATGTGTGTGTTGACGATATAGTCGCTGAAGATTTATCAGCAGTAGATTTAGAATTTCTATTCTTACAGTTAAGAATTAAATCAGTCGGTGAAACTTCTGATATAGGATTAGAATGTGAATTCTGTCAAGAACCTAATGAACTTACAGTTAATTTAGATTCAGCTACAGTTGTACGACCAGAAGTAGTCGAGGATATAATTCAACTAACACCTGCGATAGCTATAAAGATGTCACAACCAAGTTATACCAATGTAGCGAAAGCTACTGAAGGTAGTAAATCAGAAGCTAATAGTGTATTTGAAATTATTAAAACATGTATCGATTCTATTATTGACGGAGATGAGATTCATACTAAAGATGATTTCACATCTAAAGAGTTAAATGATTTCTTAGATACTATGGATTTAAAAATGTTAGATAAAATACAAGAATATTTGAGTTCTGTACCGTCTTTAGAGATAAATACATCATATACATGTGAAAAATGTTCAGAAGCGAACGACACGGTATTAAAGGGAGTCGGAAATTTTTTCGGCTAGCCCTCTCTCACGACAATTTGTATAATACAATTCATACCAACTTTGGTCTGATACAACATCATAAATATAGTTTAACAGAACTAGAAAATATGATTCCTTGGGAGAGGGAAGTTTATGTAAAACTTCTCACTAATCATTTAGAAGAAGAAGAAAAACGACAAAAAGCTCAAGAAGCTAAAATGAGGAACTAAGATGGCAGAACAAGATAAATTTCAAGGCGATATGTCTAGAAACGAAGTAGAGATAGACTTAAAGAAGTTTATGGCTATGGTTTCAGAAATCGGTGAATTGAAGCAAGAGATATTTGAACTAACGAATGAAGATAGAAAGAACCCTTGGCAGAAATGGATATTCGCTGCTAAGACTATGGATGCTTGGAGAGTTATACCAAGAGCTTTCTTAGGTATATACATGTACTTGTTATACTACGCAACATTCTGGTTCATGGACTTAGCAGAACCATCACTCGAACAATCAGGTTTAATATCTGTATTAGTCGGTGCTGGAGCAGCATGGTTTGGATTGTACACATCAAGTGCATCTAAAGAACATGGTGATACAAATCCTAACTAGGTAACAGATAATGGCTGATGCATCAATGACAATTATGAATGGTCTTCTAAAAGGACTTGTTACTAAGTTTGACGTTGTCTCGTCTAACACAAAAGATACTGCTGTAGAAGTTAGTACACTTGGTGATAATCTCATTGATGCTATTATGGATTCTAGTGAAAGTATATCAAAGAAAGCTGCAGTAGTCCAAAAGAAATCAGATGCTAAAATAATTGAGTCAAATAATTCAAAGGAACAAGCTGAAAAAGATAATGTTAATATAACATCAACTAATAACGAATTACAGGATCTGAAATCTGAGAAACAAAATTCTTTACTAGAATCCATAAGAGATAAGACTAGTATGGCAGGTAAAGCTTCAAGTGATTTGAAGTCATCTATTAAATCTGACTTTAATAGTCTGACAGCTCCGTTACAAATGATTGCAACAACTCCAGGTCTTAAAACAATAATACAGCTTCTTAAAACTCTATCTGCATTTTTCTTTACTGCTTTTAAAAACATGATATTAGATAGGTTCGCTAAACAAATTACAGCGGGAGCAACAGGTAAAGACGGTAAGATTGATAGAAAAA